GAACCTGGCATGATCAAACCTGTTGTTGCTTCGATTACTTGCTTCTTTAACTCAGGCGCAGGTTCTACTGTGAACATTACATGGGCTTCACCGATAACAACCGGTTCACGCACAGCATAAGGAACAAAAGGAACCATTCCAATTTTACCTTCTCCGGCTGGGACTAAAAGAATACCATCTGTTAGAGTATAGAATCCTTTGTCATATGTTACTTTTGCTACAACCTCTTCACCGGTTGACAATCTTACAATTTGTATATCACTCATAGTGTTTCTCCTGTATTGTGTCTATTATAACACAGTTTAATATAAATGTCAATAGGTTTAACTGAAAAAGTCATCAAGGGTATTAACCTTCTCTGCTGACCATCCAACCGCATCAAGGATTGACTGTATGGGACTCAAGAATACTTTATCAAACTGAAGTTCAGTATCAATGTAATTATGTAGTCCAAGTTGTTTTGGCATAAGGCCAGGAACCGATATCGCATTCTCACGAATAGGATTAGGCACCTTTAAATATAATAACTTTACTTTGTCTCCACCTTGTATCATTGGAAACTTCTTATCGAGTCCGTTCTCTTTAAGGAAGTGGTTATACATCAAGGAACCACGAACATGCATTGGTGTACCTTTTTTGTATATAGATCCTTTATCTTGGTACTTCTTAAGTTCATTAACACCAGAGGTCTTTGCGATTGCCATAGGATCTAATGTACGAAACAGTTCTTTAAAATCTCTAATGAAACTTTGAGTTGTTTCTTCATTAGTATTCATAATGATCTCAAAACATTCCTTGAGTTTATACCGACATATCTCAGGAGTAGAGGATCTTACTGATTCCAATCCTGTAACAGATACTTTAGGTTTGTCATAATGAACACCTTCAGAGTTTAATGTATTTAGAATATATCGTTTCTTGGCAACAAAGATTGCTCGGTTAGTAATCTTTTCGCGTTTCATTACCATTGCATTACGATATGTACCTAGATCAGCAGCAAGCTTTTCATAACCATCTTCAATGATTTGTTCAATTTTTGTTGAGCAGACTCTGTCGAGGAACTCTTCGCCTTTATCTTTATCAATATCAGTCGTACCAAATACTTCTTTAATCAGAGGACCAAAGTCAACATAGATAGAGTCAGTATCAATATAGATGATATAGTCATGGTCAGTTGTACCTAAGGTTCTATTTAAATAATCATTAACTGACTTTTCAGCATAACGAATACCTAACTGACCACTTGTTGTAATTGCCTCAGCCATTTCATTAATATAGTATAAGAAATATACGTTAGCAGTTGCACCATACAACGAATTCATGCTAATTTTTATACTCATTTGCGAATTGTGCAATTGGTTGATCTCTTTCTTGAGCCTTTTACGTTCATATGGATCTTTTTCAATCTCAAACTGCTGTTCAGCCGCAATCATCTGCTTCTTAATAACGGAACGGTTATTATAGTATTCATCAATAATTTCAGGAATGATTCCTTTCTTCTTATTAGAGAAACAAACACCGTTAGCAGCTACCGATACATTAGGACGATCATTCTTATATTCACCTTTCAGTACCATGTCTTGAGTCACGTATTCACGATCGTTAGGCATATATGTTTCGGGTGACATGTTATACTGTAACATCAGATGAGGGTAGAGAGAGTTAAGGTCAAATGATACAACCCAAGGATGCATTCCAACTTTAGGATCTTTTACATAACCACCAACAAGATCTCCTGCTCGCATTCCTGGTCCACCTTTCAGCGGAGGAACAATTTTATCTTTCATCAGTTTACGATAAATTGTAGATTCCCAAATACCTACAGTACCAAAAGCATCTCCGTAGTTTACACCGCCGTCATATGCAACTGTCATAACTAGCGCAAGTAATCCTGTCTCTTCTTCGAGACGAGCAATCAGTTGAGTATCTTTTAAATTATAGTCAAGATATAGTTGAGGATTCTCTTCCCATAATCCAGTCAGCGAACCATATTCAGAGTAATCAATTTTCTTTTCACCAAGGACGGCGTAAGCAATATGATCTAACTTATATGATTCTTGAGGACCGTACTTATAACCAAACTTTTTAAAGCAATCCATATAATCGAGAATAGCAACACCCATAATACGATAGGTTGATGCAGCTTTACCAAAGATCTCTCGAGAGGATTGTTTAATTGATTTGTGTGGAGATAAACGCTTTGCGGTATCTTCTCCAAGTAATGCTATGATACGAGTTACGATGTATTGAATATCAAAGTACTCAACGTTCCATCCTGTTACCACATCGGGGTAATCAGTTGTCCACAATTTCATAAAGTATTGTAGTAAAGCACGTTCACCGTCAACACCATCAAATAATACAAAGTGTATCTTTTCTTGAGGAATATCAGTAACTGTTTTTGTCTTGTCATAATCTTTACGACCAAGCACATAATAGATATCTTCTCGAGAACTATGATAGGCAATCGATGTAATCGGTTTATCAGCAGTGTCCATGTTAGGGTAGCCATCGCTGATGTCAACCTCAATATCAAACGATACGATATTAACCTGGCTTACATCATAGGTAATCTTGTCTGGGTATTGTTCTTGAATAAACTGTGTTACATAATTTGTAGAACCAAACGTCTTCATGCCGTGAACACCTTTGTATTCCTCGATGAAGTTCTTTGCTTCACGCATATCGCCAAACTTATGTGGAGATACAGGTAAGTTACCTTCTAGTGAATGATAGCCTTCTGATCCTGACTTCGGTGTATGGATATATAGCGTAGGTTGAAAGGGTACTCGATACGAAAAACGTTTACCGTCTTCGTATCCTCGCCAAAGTATATTATTACCATATCTTTCAACTGATGTATAGAATGATGTCATTATTTCTCGCTTTTTGAATTTATGAAACTATTATAACAACTATTAAGCAGAATGTCAATGGTTATTTTACCAACTCCGAGAAGTTCTTGATTTTCTCAAACTTGAGGTTGTTCTCAAACTTTTCAGCGAACTGATCTCCACGATGTGATATGACAAAGATATTATCATCGTTGTTTAAACCATGCAGAGTTTCGATTAAACTTTCAATGCCGACTCCATCCAAAGCACCGTCTAACGTTTCATCGAGTATCAATAGATTCGTTGATACAGACGATCTTAGTTTAGCGACTGATCTCCAAGCCAACATGATTGATAGTGTGATACGTAGTTTCTCACCTTCGGAAAAACTAGCATAAGTGAACTTGTCTCTGAACCTTGAACGAATAACTTCATTGAACTCTTCATCAAGTTGAAAGTCAACGAACAGATCAAACGCAGCAAGATACTTGTTGATAAGTTTATTAATAACAGGAATGTACTGAGAAATAATCTTTGCTTTAATACCGCCGTCTCTCAATATTATTTGAACAATATTGAGTACCTCGTGTTCATCAAGAAGTTCAGTACGTCTAGCAATTAACTTATCTATTCTATTTTGTAGATTCTCAAGTTTAGAAGTATCAATTTCAGCAACTTCCTTTTGAGCATTATCAAGTTCCATTTTATAACTCAGTAGAGCATTCTTGGACATTTTGATTTCAGCTCGAATATCAGAGATCTTAAAGTTAACCGATTGAATCTGTTCTTCAATTTTTGAAATAGAACCTAAACGAGTCTGATGTTTTGCAAGTACTTGTGTTATATCAACAAGACCTTTCTCAATATTAGCCTTCTGTTGATTCTTATCTATAATTTGTTCTTGTTTAAAGTTGGGGGCAATACCTTGCTTACATGTTGGGCAATCATCGTTATGTTCATAGAACGACAGCTCCTTTTCAAATGCAACACGACTTCTTTCAAGCTCAGCGCGTTTCTCAGTTGCTTCTTGAAACTTTTTCTTTTCTTCAGGTTTGTCAGAGATATCATCGTAGAGTACTTTTATAATCTCATCTTGAGCATCAATAGTACTATTCTTTGTTTCGATTTCGTCGATATGGCTTGACATCTTTTCTTTGATCTTATCAACTTCGATAGATTTCAGATTACGAATAGCTTGATCGCTTTCTTGTTGTGAAGAGATCTTACTCTCAACTATTTCTATATCATACTTGTTATCAGTAATATCAGTCTTGATGGCAGACATACGTTCTTTTGCCAATGTACCCATAACAGAGAATACCTGAATATCCAACAAGTCTTCAATAATCTCTCGACGTTGATATGCTCTCAATTCCATAAAAGGAATATAAGTAGCGGAACCAAGTACTACGATTTGATTGAATGCTTTAAAGTTGATACCTAGGATATCGTCTTCCAGGAATCCTTGATAGTCTCGAACAGATGCATCCTGGTTAATCATTGCACCGTTCTTCCAAATCTCAAAGAAGTTTGGTTTGATACCACGACTGATTTTGTACTTATCACCACCTGACGCAAAATACAATTCCACAATCAGTTCTTTATTATTAATAGAGTTAACTAACTGCGCTTTATTGATATTACGAAAAGGTCGACCGTATAGACCAAATACAATTGCATCAAGCAATGTACTTTTACCTGAACCATTTGATCCTGCGATCAATGTACTAGGAACGTTATTTAGTTCTACAGTTGTAAATACGTTTCCTGTTGATAGTATGTTTTTATATTTAACCTTCTCAAAATTAATTCTCATTATAAACTAAGTGCCTCATGATATAGATCATCCAATACAGTTTTAACTTTACCTTTATCTACGATAGTATCAAGACCTTCAATGTATTGTGCTAATATTTCTGTCGTATCTTTCGTTTCATCAAGTATCTCATCAACACCTTCTGCATCTAAATTCATATGGTCATCCACTGCCCTAACATCCACAGCACCACATTCAGACATACGACCCATAAACATATCGTAAAGATACGCATTGGTTCTATTTTGTACTATAACCTTAACAAACTTATCTTTATATTGATCTATGTCATAATTGGCGACATCGTCAACAGTCCATTTTTCATCGTCATAAAATACTTTATAGAATACACGATTAGGATTCTCAATCTTAATCATTTCTCGAGTTTCAGTATCAAATACATGAAAACCTCGACTGCCTTTATAATCAGACCATGTCATTTCGTATGGTGATCCAAGATACTCAACATTGCCATATCTTGAAGGATGGTGGAAATGTCCAGAGAACGCAGATTCAAAATTCTTAAATACATTCATATCAATACCATGAGTACACAAAGCGCCTTTCATCATCTCAAAGCCTTTTACTTCAAGATGTCCCATGAGTATATTAGCATCAGAGTTTCGTACAATTTCTAAATTCTTTTCACCGTTCTCTTTATTAAGCCACGGAAGCATAAGGAATTTTGTAGATCCCAATTGTAACTCAACGCCGTAATCTTGATACAAAGTAAACTGCGGATACTCCTGAAGCAATAAATTCATGCTATTAATATCGTTAGTACTTGCATAATAGGTATCATGATTACCAATAAGCGCATGGAAATCTATATTACGTTTTGCTAAATTATCAAAGAGAAATGATTTGCCTGCCGATAGTGACGCATAATTAATATACTTACGACGGTCGAATGTATCTCCAAGATCAAACACAGTCGTGATACCATGTTCATCGATATATGGAAAGAATACTTCTTCGAAAAACTTTCTCTGAACTTCGTGAAATACTTTGCTATCTCCACGGACACCGATGTGTATATCGGTAACGATCGCGATTTTCATATTACTCCTGGGAGGCTTTTGCGTTATCTATTGCTGTTTGAGCATTTTGTATATAAGTCATTAATTGATTTCTTTGCTTTGTAATTTTTTGCTTCTTCTTTAATGCCCTATCCCATTTGATTCGAGATACTTTCTGCGAAAATACAACCCCGTATAAGTGGTCAAATTCGTGTAGAAAACATCTTGCGGTATAACCTTCAAAGTTTCCAGTTTGTGGGTTACCATCTTCGTCATACCATGAAGCTTCAACAGATGTTGGTCGATGCATTTTGAGGAATACATCGGGGTAGGTAAGACAACCTTCATAGTCAAGTTCCGTTTCTTCAGAGACAGATATAACCTGAGGATTAACGAACATCATTGTATTATCTTTATTCTCGCCGATAATAAACAATTTATAAGCAATACCAACTTGGGCTGCAGATAACCCTAGACCTCTTTTGGAGACCATCAGCTCTACCATATCATTCTTGGTTTGCTTCAAATCAATCTGCGGATTTTGTATATCAATATCTTGTAATTCTTTAAATAGAATTGGATCTTTATTAGATACCAGTTTCATAATTTAACTTCCTTTCTCAATTGTTCTATAATTTCACTTGACACTATGCTTTAATCCATGCATTTTCTTCTTTGCATACTATAACAACTTGTCCTGTGAATGTCAAGGACTTTTTGAATAAATTTGTATGACCTTAGCGTCGGGTTACCATTTACCCAACTGTGTTGTTCTTTTCCTTTGTCTTTTTAAGTTTGCCTTCAAAATCATTAATGAATTCATTAATGTAATCGGGTAATACGTTACCGTCCATTGCTTCACCAGTAGAATCAAATACTTCGTTTTCAAGTGTTTGTCTTTGTGATGCTTTGAATTTAATATACATCTGCTTCTTCTCTTTCGAGATTCTGCGTAAGAATGCATACCAGATGATTTGTGTAAAATAGGCAAACGGGTTTTGAGATTTCTCTGGATTGAAGTTATGTATATATTGTAGGCAATTCTCAATTCCGTCTGAGACCATTTCATCCTTATACATGTATCCACTGAAATTTGGTCGCGTTGCTAATCGCTGTGCAATTAACATAATACACTTGCCAATGTAGTCGGGCACTTGCGGATTCTTATCTCCACATTCTTCTGCTTCGGCGCACTTCTCTTTATGTTCGATTAATGCAGCAAGGAGATCTTTGTTGTTTACGTAGTTTTTTTTCTTAGTCATTTCAAATATAAACTCCTTTGTTTAAATATTCTGATTATTATAATCTATTTACTCTTGAATGTCAATGGTTTAAATTTATTTCACAAATATGAAAAAAACTATTGACATTTGGTTTAACTCCTTGTATAATAAGTATATGCTGCTTAAAACAATAATAGTTCAAATATCAACAGTAAAGATCTTAAATACAAACTCCTCAGCGGAGTAAATTTCAATTCTTGATTTAAAATGTTTTAACGTGTAGTTTTCGTAGCTACCTAGTGATAGATCGTCAGCGATATCATAGAGGACCGCATTCTGCGAGTCCTCAGCTTTACGCAAGCTTCTACCAATTGATTGTAATACTTTAATCTCAGATTTTGATGAGGAAGCAAAGATTACATTATCAAGTCGTTTAATGTTAACACCAGTACTAAATACTCCATAGGATGCGAGAATATTGTGTTTCTTATCAGGGTCGTTCTCAACCAAATGTCGTATACGTTCACGCTCTTCTCCTTTTGTTGCTCCGTATATAAAATGTAATTCTCTGCCTTCTTTTTGTAATAAAGGTTCGAGTATCTTACCATGTTTTTCCACAAGATCAAATAGTATTAAATTGTTCTGCCCTTCTAAAGAATGTACAAGATTCTTAATAAAATTGTTTCTCTTTTCATGAAATACAATAAACTCTCTTTCGGCAGGCCACCTCTTAACTGATTCTTTTACCTGTCCCATTGCATTCTTAAATGCGACCTTCACTTCGTTGCTATGATTCAATACAATTGCTTTAACTTCAAAGTTAGCAACCGTACCTTCATCCATTAATTTCTTTGTAGATACAATTCGTTTCACTTCTCCAAAACAACCTTCAAGTACTAACCTATGAGTTTTACTTTCTGCTGATTTGAGGGTACCTGTAAATCCGTGGCGATATTCACAGTGTTCAAGTTTATGCATAATTGTTGTTAAAGACTTTGCTTGGAAGGTATGAGCTTCATCACCCATGACACATCCAAATTGACCAAACCAATCCTTATCTTGTTTGACTAAAGATTGCCATGTAGATATCACAATAGCTGCTTTCGTATTCTTATCAACTCCACCTTGTATTTTATAGATATCGTTTTCATCACAACCGTAATCAACAAAGTCACCAGCCATCTGATGTACTAAAGATATGGTAGGAACAATAATTAATGTTCTTAGACCAAGTCCTTGATAGTAGTGTTGCTGAATCAAATAAATGATTAAAGACTTACCTGATGATGTTGGTGATAGAGATAAGGATCTACGGTTACGGATAGCGTTAATGATATATTCGATTTGGTAGTCTCGTGGTTTAAACTTGCAGTTAATCTCTTCTGCCAATTCCTCAATATATCCATCTGCAATATTCTCTGGTTCACCAATCTGCTTAGGTGCTTCTAGAATATAATCACGCTCATTACAAAACTTCTTTAGGTGTGGGTACAAGCCAACATACAATACAGGACGCATTGGTTGAAACAGGCGAATCGTTCCATCCCATACTCTTGCTTTATATTTTGGACTGAACTGATAACCTTCTGGTTTAAAAGAAAAGAATTCTGATAGTTCGATCTTCAAACCTGCGTCTGCTTTAATTCGCATATAGACCGAATCAATATATTCTATTTCTATCTTGTCACTCATTACAATCCTTTAAGGAATTCTTTTTCTTTTTTATTAACTTTATAAGCAAATCCTTGAGCTTCAAAATAACCCCCAGGTACTGCATAATCTATCTGCTCTTCTTGTATTGAATAGTTTTCTTGTGCCGTTGCCAATACTGTATTGTCTCTAGATAAAACAAACTCCCAAAACTCATCAAACTCCCAGTCGTCTTTTGCGAATAATATACGACCTGTTTCGATTCTTGAATACTGATGAGATCTATTTACGCCATAATCTCCTCGGCCTGGAGGACGTTTATAATCAAAGTATTTAAATACTTCCAATGCAGCTTTCGTAATTCCAATAACTTTCCAGCCTGGTACCATTCCATATACATGACCCCACATAAGTATTTTTATATTAGTCGGTATATCTGACATAGATTGTATTGCTTTAAATCCGTCGAACATTGTTTTATATACAGAGTTCATAATTTAATTGCCAATAATAAAAGGATTGAGATTAATAATACGTTAGTAAAAAAGATACCTATTGCTAATATTGTATGGTACCAAATCCATCTTGTCTTATATGCGTTTTCAATCGTTACTTGATCTGGGTCAACATCGTCCTTCATCATGTCTATGACAAGAGTTTCCTGTTGCTGAACTTCAGGCTTTCTCCAAAACTTTGTTAACCAATCCATTAATAAGCACCAGACTGAAATTTCAAAATGTCCACCATATTTTTTACGATAAAATTGCGCGAATGAATTGTTTTAATAATATCTTCAAGGTAGTTTGCGTTTGCCGTGTGGAAATCAATCGTAAGACTTAGCTTGATAATATCCGTATCAGCTTGAAGATATTTATCAATATCTTGCCGGATGATTTTTTTCTGATAAGGGCGCCATCCCCGTTCACGCAAATCTTCTTCAGCCATTGAACCATCATACCAC